TGCGCTCAGCCGTCATGCCCACCTCTTGGCAGCGCAGCAGGTAGCCGGCGATCACCTGCAGGCGCGCGGCGTGGCGCTCCTGGGCCTCGCGCTCCAGGCGCTCTTTCTCGGCCTTGGCAGCGTCGAACCGGGCCTGCGCCTCGTCAATCTGCTTGGTGATGGGCGCCGCGGCTTCCTCGTAGGCCAGCACCAGGGCGTCCACCTCGTCGCCGGCCACCTTGCTTGCGCTGGCCAGGGTCGATTTCAGCGCCTTGCAGGTCTTGCGGGCTTCGGCGATGGGCTTGTTGATCGTGCGCTCGCGCAGGGACCGGGCTTCGTCCACCCGGCTCTGCGTGGTCAGGTCCAGCACGGTCTTGGCGTTGTCGGCCTTCAGCTGGGCCGTGGCCGCGCGCCAGTCGCCGAACTGCTGGCGCACCACGGCGGCCAGGTCGATCTTGGCAAGGTCCAGGGCCTGGGCTGCGGCGGTGGCAACCTCGGTGCGCGGGGCCGGCGCGGCGGCCGGGGCTTCGATGTTGGGGAAGTCAAGCATGGGTGTCCTCGGTGATCTGGGTTGTTTTGGCGGCGGCCGGCGCGTCAGGCACGATCAGCGGCGTCCAGTGCGTGTGATAGCCGGGCCAGTCGTCGCAGTTGGGGTGCCCGCAGTACGGTGGTTCCTCGACCGGGAACCTCCACCACAGCACGGCGCCCTTGTCTTCGTCCCAGTCGGCCAGCGGCTTTGGCAGGGTGGCAGCCCTGCAGGCAACCGTTTCCGGGTGGTGCTCCAGGGTGTCAGCGTCGGGGTCCACGATCTTGTTGCGCGGGTCCAGCAGCACGTCCATGCCCCACACCACGCGGCACAGGGAGGCGCTGCGCGTCAGCGCGATGAGGTATTCGCACACCCGGCGGCAGTGGTCAGGGTCATCGACGGAAAAGGCTTCATTGGCGTCAGGCGCGGCCCTGTCGATCTTTTCCGGCATCGTCGCGCCCCAGCGGCTGCTCAGTGCTTCAAGCGCGTTGGCAAGCTCTGATGCCATCTGCATGTCGGCCTCGCTGGCCTTTGCCATCTTCATGTGCTGCTCCACTGTTCGTTCGTGAGCTCCGGCCGCGGGTCGCGGTAGCCGTCCACACGGCACCGCTGCTGCGGCAGAAGGATTGAGGGGTGGGCCCGGGGCCGCTTCACGGCGCACTGCGGGCAGTTCACGCCGTACTTGGCGCGCAGTGCCTTGCGGTGGTCGTCAAGGGCCCGGAAGCCCTCAATCGCGTCGCTCATGCGCTCGGGCTGTAGCTGCCCAGCAGCACCGGCGTGTCCTTCACCGCACCGCGCACCAGGCTGGCGAGCTCGGCGGCCATCTCCTCGGCGTGCTTCTCCGCGTTCTGCACGCGCAACGTGATGGCCGGGTCTTTGGCGCCAGTGACGATGCCCAGGCGCAGCACGAACAGGCGCGATGCGAAGTCCACGTAGGGGCAGCAGCGGAAGTAGATCGTGGTCGGAATCAGGTCCGTGCCCTTGGCCTCGATGCGCTCGAAGGTGCTGCGCTCGGCGCTCAACTGCTGCGTGGCGCTCTCCACGCGGTTCAGGCCTTCAATGGTGATCCTGCGCACTGCCGTGATGGCTTGGCTCGGGGTCAACTTGTCGGACTGCGCGTTGAAGAACTCCAGTTCACCGGGCCAGTCCTCCATGAACTCAGCCACGGCCTGCTGGGTGATGGCGCGGCCGTTCGCCACTGCCTGCAGCGCGATGTAGGCGGCGGTCTTCTTGGGCTGCAGCTTCGCGCGGTTGTCGGCATGGCCGGGCTCCAGCGGCGTGCCCAGGTTCAGCACAGCCGTGGCGCTCATGTCGTCTTGGTTCACGAACACGGTAGCGCCGTCTTCGGCGTGGGTTTCGGTGTAGCCCGCGAAGTCGGCCACCGTGCTGGTGGTCATCGTGCCGCGGGCGCGGCGGCGGTGCGGGGCCTTGGCCTCCAGGTCGCGCAACTCGAAGTCGCTCGGCAGGGCAACGACGTTTGAAGCCGTCACCTCCCTGTTGGCTGCGCTGATGGCTTCGGCTTCGGACAGTTTCTCGATGGCGTCTTTGGTGAACATGGGTGTGTCTCGGGTGTTGGGGTGTTCAGTCGGGGATGCGGGTCTGCTCGGCCTTGGGCACCAGCGAGGCCTGCGTGATCGACAACTTGCCGTAGCGGCCGACGTGCATCACGGTGGCGCCCTTGGCTTCTTCGCTGCGCTTGCCGCTCATCGTCGGGCGCGTGAACTTGGTGGTGTGCTCGATGCGCACCTGGGGCGTGCCCTTGATGTGCTCGAACTTCATGGTGATCGTCACCTCGCCCTTCTTCTCGCGGTCGACCACCGCCGCGGCCACTTCGGACAGGGCAACGGAAGTCATGTGCTCGAACTGGCCGCCGTCCAATTCGCCGAAGAACTCGGGGACGTTGGTGGCGGCGCGGGTGGTGTCGGGTTTGTCGCTCATAGGTGCCTTTCTGGCGTTGGGGAAGGGTCAGAAGTCAGCCGGTGCCAGCGCAGCGCGCGGGCGCTCCACGGGCGCCGTGGGCAAGTCCCAGGGGGCGTCCATGTCGGGGCGCGATTTGTCGGGAACCCCCTCGGGGGCAACTGACGAAACTGACGAAATAGGGGTTTCGTCGGTTTTGTCAGTGCGCACTCCGTGGGTTCTGTCGAACTCGTTGAGCACCTGGCGGTAGTACCGGCGCGCAGCCAGCACCTTGTCCTCGATCAGCGACTGCAGCGCGCGGTCGCGCTTGACGGTCCACGTCGTCCAGCGCAGCGCCTCGGGGATGTGGCTCACGTAGTGCAGCGCCGCCGGCTCCAGCCCGATCAGTTCCTCGGGCGTGTCCACCAGCACGTAGTCCACGCTCCAGGTGTCGGCGTCCCACAGGATTTCATAGCCCTGCATCTGCCACTCGTAGCCACTGTCGTAGCAGTCGGCCAGCACGATCGGCATGCTCTCCATGCTGTACGGGGCCTTCACGTCGCGGCCGTGGCGCAGCGGGGCGTCGAAGATGTCGCACTCGCCCGAGATCAGGCCATTGGTGCGGCGCTCGGTGTTCTTCACCAGCGGGCGGCCGGTCAGGCGGGCCAGCATCTCGATGCAGGCCTGCTCAACCGCCCTGCCCTTCAGGATGGGCCGCGTGGCGATCTCGGCCGGCTCAAAGCCGTACACCGCTTCGCGCACCAGTTCCCGAACGTGCGTCTTGCCGCCAGCGCTCAGGCTCTTGCGGCGCACCTCGTCCAGCACCGAGGTTTCCTCGTCGGTGCGCTTCTTCAGCGCCAGGATGCGGCGCACCTCGTCGTCCACCAAGGCCGGGTCAAGGTCAGCGCTCGTCGGCGCGGCCATCAGCCGGCCGATGCTGCTGCAGCGAACAATGAGGTTGCTCACTTGGCACCCCCCTGCTGATCGGCGGCCTGGGCGGCCTTGCGCAGGCCGGGGAAGTCGGGGCTCAGGTCGGCGCGTTGCCGGGCGTTCAGCGAGCCCCACCACGCGGTCAGCGCGGCCATGCCCTTCAGGGACTCATCGCGGCCGGTGGCCAGCAGGGCCTCCAGCGCATCAGCGTCCGGCTGCTGGGCGCCGGCCTTGCCTTCGCCCTTCAGCTTGTTCTCGTCGTCCTCGTCGGCCGTGGCCGTGCCGGTGATGGCCAGCGTGGCCTGACGCTTCAGGTAGCTGCCCGTGAGTTGCATGTTCTGCGCCGGCGTATTCGCCGTTGCATCACCCGGCGGGCCTTCAAGGTCCAGGCGCTCGCTGTGTCCGTCGCGGTGTTCGAGGTAGCAGGTGACGTAGACCCACGGCACCGTGCTTTCCACGCCATCGGTCACCCAGGGCTTGGACCCGAACACCTCGTTGTGGCGGATGCTGAACCCGTGCTTGGACAGCGCGGGGGACAACATCTGCATCACGTCGCCGAACCGGGCGAAGTTGAAACTGCCCGCCTTGGCGCGGTCTGCAAAGCCGTTCTTGGGGATGATGATGTTCTCGCCACGGAAGGCGGCGAAGTCGCGGCGGAAGGCCAGCAGCGCGGCGGCTTTGCGGTCTTCCTCGTCCATGCGGCGCCGCTCGCGCATCAGTTCGAGTTGGTGGTTGTCGGCGCGCACCTGCAGGTCCAGCAGGCGCTCCAATTGGTCGGGCGTGGCGCCGCTGCGCACGGCGTGCTCGATCACGCTCAGCGCGCGGGTGGCGGGGGCTTCTGGCGCAGCGCTCAGCGCGCTGGCCTCGTGTTTAATCTCGGTGACAGCGTTCACAGGGTTTCCTTCAAAGTGCCCGCGCCAGTGCGGCCAGGGCGGTGGAGATGCGGCGGCCGATCAGGCGCCAGCGGGTAAGGGGGTGCGGCTTGCGGAATGGCCCCTCGACGGCGCCAGAGGCCAGCAGCAACTCGCCCAGCGGGGTGGTGGCCGTCTCGCGCTCGCGCTGCTTGGCGTCCAAGTGCTGCGCGGTCAGCGCGCGGGTCATGTGCGGCATGTGCCAGGGTTCGACGTTGCAGTCGAACGCGGCCATCAGCTGTGCGGGGTCAACAGCGCGCCTCATTGCAGAGCCTCCGCGATGACGTTGATTGCGTGCACGCCCAGCCACGCACCGGCCACGATGGCAACGGCCCACCGGCCAGCGCAGGCCAAGGCACGGTCCACGGCGTTGTGCGTGCGGGCGGTGTAGGCGGCGAAGGCCTCGGCTTCCTCGTTGCTGGCCTTGATCTCGGCGGGGCTCATGCGCGCCCCCGATCGGCCATCGCGTACACCGGAGAGCCGGGGCCGTACTGGCGCACGTAGTCGGCCATCGCGGCACCAAGGCGCACGCTGTTCACCGTGTCCGCGATGCGCCACGCGCAGGCCAGCGCCTGCACGAAGCTGCCGCCGTAGGCCTGCATCGCGGCCAGCGTCGTGCGGCGCTCGTGCTCGGTCATGGAAATCCACACCGGCATGCGCTTGGCGTCTTCGCTGGCAACGTCGGCGCGCTGGGCCGGCGTCAGCAGGGAGTCCAGCAGGGCGCTCACGCTGCCACCTCGCCCAGCTTCGCCAGCTCACGGGTGCAGTACGCGATGTTCGCGGCCTTGGCCGCCTGCCGCGTGTACTCGGTGTAGTAGTCGCACTCCGGGTAGGCCGGGTCGAAGCCCTGCTGCGCTTCGGTCAGCGCAGCCTGCAGCCGGGCGCGCTTGTCGGCCACCGCCTCGGCGGCCATCGGGATGTAGTGGGCGCGCTGACGGGCCCGCTCCGCAGCGTGGCGGGCCTTGATGCCGTCAACGATGGCCTGCAGGTCAGCTTGGACCGCAGGCGGGGCAAAAGTCGTTTGCACTTCGCGTCTCCAACGCCGGGATGGCGTGAGACGCAGTTTACCGAATCAGGTAATCAGCAGTCAACCGATTTCGGTAATGTTTTTGCTACGATGCAGCCCGGCCCCTAAATCGAGGGGCAGCAAAAAGCCCGCGCGCGGCGGGCTGGGAGAGGTTGATGGGCGAGATCACTTCAGCGGCAGATGAACCAAACCGCGGAAAGCGGCTTCCGCTCGATCCAAGGCTTCAAGCGCTTCTTGAGTCCAGGCGTCCGATTCCACCGGGTGAATATCCGGCAGCACCACAGCCGCGAACTCGCCCCGCAAGTGCGCCAGCCGCGCTTCCAGCATCGACAGCACAGCAGATCGCTGCCGATCTTCGAGAAGGGGTAGCACGGCTGTCAGCGCTTCCGCAGCGCAAACCATGACGTGCTTGTACGCGGTCGCCTCAGCAACGAACGAAATCCGGTCGTTTGCTTCGACGCCCACCTACTTACCCTCAACCCACGCCCAGCAGCCTTCGATAAAGGACTGCGAGTTGCCGGTGCAGTCGCGCTTGTTGGTGATCCCCTTCTTCGCGGCCCACTCGTAGCCGGCCTTGTGGCCGGAGCAGTCCTGCGTGCACCTGTAGCCTTTGAAGGTGCCTTGCGCTGCGGATGGGCCAGCAAGCATTGAGCTTGCAGCGAGCGCCAGAAGCATGACAACAATTTTGTTCATCGGTTCTCTCCCTTGCCCGGGTAGCGCCGGGCTCGCCCGGCCAGCACTGCGCCGGCCTAGATTTCTCCGCCCTCGCGCCACGTCATCACCGCCGGCATCAGAAGATTCCCCACTGCCGGCGGATGCACTCCACCCGAACAAGGGGCGATTCATCTCGTTTGCAGATACGCCCAGCGGGGTCATGGCGCAACGTGTAAACGTTGGTCATGCTGCGGCCTGCGTCGGCTGTTTCCTTGACGGAGCGCCTGCCGCAGCCAGCGCCACCAGTAGGCCCTGCTCCACCATCTGGGCCTGCAAGCCAACCAGGCTGGCTATCGCCTCCTGATCTACGCCCCGGAACGGCCACCGCGCGGACGGGGCGTGTAGCACCGGGCGCTTCTCAGGGTCAAGCCCAGGGACGCACAGCTGCCAAGCCTGCAGCCCAAACGCTCCCGCGACCTTGGCCAGCAGGTCAACGCCAAAGCTCGTCTCGCCGCCCAGGATGCGCTGGGCGTTGCCATTCGATAGCCCCTTCTTCATCAGCTTGGCGACGCCTGACTCGTCATCAGCGAGGCCAAGCAAGCGGCGCACGTTGTCGCGCACTACCAACTTGATGTCGTCTTCCATCCCCACACGGTAAGCCGGCGCTGATACCGAATGTGGTTGACAGAGCGTTACCGCATCCGGTAACGTGTCGGCCATGGACATCGACTTCCCAAGCATTGACCAAGTGCGGAGCGCACTTGCGCCGCTTTCCCTGAAGCAACTGGAAGTGCTCGAACGGCTTTCAGGGGTGCCGGCCACGACGATCTACAAGATCAAGCTCGGCACGACTGAGAACCCTGGCATCGAGACGGTCCGCAAGTTCGCGCCGCACATATCGGCTGCGCTTGAGGTAGCTGCATGACGCGCAAGTGTTTTCACTGCGGCTGCGAAGTGCTGCGCCGTCACAAGTCCTGCCTGATGTGCTACCCGTGCAGTAGCGAGCACGCGCGCATCCGCCAGTCTGCATCGTCCAAGCTGCTGCGCGCTGTAAAGGCCGGCAAGGTTCCCCGCGCTGTGGGACAGACGTGTGTGGATTGCGGAAAGCCAGCTACGCGGTACGACCACCGCGATTACTCGCGCCCGCTTCACGTCGTGCCCGTTTGCGCGAGTTGCAACCAGTTGCGCGGCCCGGCCATTTGGGGCCGCCCTTGCCTTGACGTTGCGCGGGTGGCCGCCTGATGCCTCACGGCCTCCGCCCCACGCGGGCATCCCTGCCCAGCACTTCGAGCGCCTTGCGTTGGTACTCCAGCGCCACGGCCTCGCGGATCTTGCCCAGCCAGTACGCCAGCGAGGCCGCTGCCATCGCATGCACCTGCAACTGAGTGTCGTCGCCCATGAGTGAACCCCTGCTGAGTCGTCCTGCGAACCCGAACCGTCTTGAGGCCGAAGTCCGTCCGATGGTCCCCGTGGAGGTTCTTGCCGTGCTCGATGCCGTGTGCACCGACGAAGGGAAGGACCGTACCAAGAAGGTCAACGAGATCCTCCGCGCCTGGGCTCAGAAGGAATATCGCAGGGCCAGTCTCGTGATGAACACCTCGCGTGGCAATCCTCCGCTTCTGGATGACATGCCGGAGGACTCGGCATGACGCGCCCTGCCCTGAACGACAAGCAGATCGCGCGCATGGCCTTCCGCATCGCCATGTTTCAGCGCCGCGGCTTGAGCGAGCGCGCGGCCGAGAAGCTGGCCGACCGCTTGGCAGACCGCGACGACGACCGCGACGACCGGCGCGTGTGCCTGGAGTGCGAGCACCTGCAGCGCTCCGGTGCGTGCTTCGCTGCCGCGCAGGGCTGGCTTCCTCACACGTCGCCCAGGCATGCGCCTGTTCCTGACCTTCTCCAGCGCTGCGAGCGCTTCAGCTTTCAAACGCCATGACCCAAGCACTCATCAAGTACGAAGCCGCCTGCTACGCCATCGCCGAGTGCGTGCGCGTGGACGAGGTGAAGGAATGGGCCGACAAGGCCGCAGCCATGCAGGCCTACGGGCGCATGGCGAAGGACCAGACCTTGCAGGCGCAGGCGGCCGAGATCCGCATTCGCGCCGAGCGCCGGCTGGGTGAACTCATCACGGCGCAGAAGGCCGAGGGCGGGCTGAACCGCGGCGCAGCCGGGCTTGGCATCAACCAGCACACGCCCAAGGAGGTGCCCTCGTTGGCGACGAGGGCACCTCAAACGAGGGCACCTGCGCTGGCCGAGGCGGGCATCAGCTACGACCTGTCCAGCCGCGCGCAACGGCTGGCCGCTGTGCCCGAGCAGGTCTTTGAAGCAGAGCTCGCCGCCAAGCGCGAACGCGACCTGAAGGACGGTGCACGGGTCAGTGCTCGCCTTGAAGCCGCCGGCGCCAAGGTGCTGAAGCAGCAGACGGCACAAGAGGCCGAAGCCGCGCGCCAGGCCGAAGAGGCGCACGGCGACCTTGACACGGTGGCGGCCCTGGAAGAGGCGCTGCGCGAGATCGAGGCGCTGACCGGCGAAGTAAAGGCGGCCGAAGCCGACGACCTGAAGGCCGAGGCCATCAAGTGGCGCCGCGCCTACGACCACGCGGTGCGCCAGCAGTCCGAAGCGATGGACCGCGCCAAGGAATCGACCGACCGCGAGAAGTGGGTGATGCGGCAACTGATGCGCTGCGGCAAGGCCGTGGGCCAGGAAGACCCGTCCAAGATCGCCGCCGCCGTTGAGGCAGTGGCCCGCCAGCAGAAGGTGGCCGCATGAAAGTCTCTCTCCGCGATTACCAGGCGCGCGCGTTCGACCTTGCGCGCGATGCAGTGCGTCAGGGCCATAAGCGCATCCTCATCGTGGCCCCCACCGGCGGCGGCAAGACCGTGCTGGCGTCGGCCCTCATGGAGATGGTGAAGGAGAAGGGGAACCGCGCCGCGTTCGTGGTGGACCGGCTCTCCCTGATCCAGCAGACCAGCGACACCTTCGACCGCTACGGGCTTGACCACGGCGTCATCCAGGGCGGCCACGTCCGGTTCCGCCCGTCGATGCCGCTGCAGTTGTGCAGCGTGCAGACGCTGGCCCGCCGCCGCTGGCCAGAAACGCAAGTGGACGTGTTCGATGAGGCGCACGTTCTGCACGCATGCCACAAGGCCCGCCTGCAGCAAGACGAGTCGGTGGTGATCGGCTTGACCGCCACGCCTTTTACCAAGGGCCTGGGCAAGTGGTTCGATGTCGTCATCAACGTGACGACCACGCGCGAACTGATAGACCAGAAGTGGCTTTCCCCGTACCGCGTTTTCTCGTGCGTCGAGCCCGACATGAGTGGCGTCGCGGTGAAGTCCACCGGCGAGTGGGACGACACCCAGGCCAGCAAGAAGGCGCTGGAAGTGGTGGGCGACGTGGTGGCCGAGTACCTGAAGCACGGCGAGAGCCGCAAGTTCATTTGCAGCGCGGTAGACACCACGCACGTTGAGGAACTGCAGCGCCAGTTTCTGGCCGCGGGCATCAACGTGGCCAGCTACACCTACAAGGACAAGGACGAAGACCGCGCGGATGTCACGCTGGAGTTCCGAAAGCCTGACAGCAGCATTCGCGGCCTCATCACTGTCACTGCTGCCTCGCGTGGGTTCGACGTGCCTGACGTGGGCTGCATCATCATGGCCCGGCCCCTGCGCAAGAGCTTGGCCGAGCACATCCAGCTGCTGGGCCGCGGCCTTCGCATCGCGGACAACAAGACGGACTGCCTGGTGCTGTGCCACTCAGGGAACATGGCCCGGTTTTGGGCTGACACCGAAGAGTTCTTCGACAACGGCTTAGCCGAACTGGACGACGGCAAGCCCAAGGACAAGAAGAAGGCCGAGAAGAAGGTTGAGGCCGAGCCGGTCAAGTGCGGAAGCTGCGGCCACCTGCACCGGCCGATGCCGTTCTGCCCGAACTGCGGCCACGAGTACCCGAAGAAGGCCGCGGTGCAGCATGTGCCTGGCACGCTGAAGGAACTCATCGCTCACGGCGACCAGGGCCTGCTGCGCAAGAAGCTGTGGCCGCAGATCGTGTCTTACGTGCTGGAAGGCACGCAGGACATGGAGCGCGCGCAGCGCAAGGCGCAGGCCATGTACCACGAGCTTACTGGCACGTTCGCCAAGGCGCGCGTCGAGACGACGACGCCCGAGCCGTGCACGGCCGAGGTCCGCAATCGCATCCGGGCGAACCAGATCCGCTGGGCCAAGGGCCGCCAGAAGGCCGCGCAGCGCGAGGCGGTGCCGGCATGAGCTTTGAGCAGGCACTCCGCTTCGCTGGCCTGCGCCCGCGCAGCAGCGACATCAAGGCCGATGGCGTCATCCGCCGCTGCCCGACCGAAAGCAAGCCAGGCAAGCGCAACGGCTGGTTTGTGCTGCACCCGGATGGCCATGGCTCCTGGGGTGATTGGGGCAGCGGCGGCGGCGAGGCGCTGGGCCACTGGAAGGACGAACACGCGAAGGTCGATGCGGCTGCTGTGGCGCGCATGGCCGAGCAGACACGCCAGCAGCGCGAGCGCGAGCGCGCGCACCGACTGCAGGCCATGCGCAGCGCCCGCACGTTCTGGGCTGCTGCGCGCCCGCTGAACCGGCCGCACAAGTACATCGCCGACAAGGGCCTGAGCCCGCTGGGCTGCGCGAGCCTGCGCACGCACGACGGGCTGCTGGTGGTGCCTGTGTGGCTGGGTGAATGGCTCATCAGCGTGCAGACCATCACCGCAGACGGCGCCAAGCGTTTCTGGCCGGGTGCGCCTGTCAAGGCGGGGTGCCTGGTGCTGGATCGCCAGCGCCCGGCCGTCACCGTGGTGTGCGAGGGCTTGGCCACCGGCCTTGCGGTGTTTCAGAGCATGCGCCAGGCGCGCGTGGTGGTGGCCTTTGACGCCGGCAACCTGCTGCCGGTGGTGGGGCGCTTGAAGCTGTCGGGCAGCGTGGTGATCGGCGCCGACAACGACCACGCCACGCTGGCCCGCCGCGGCTTCAACCCCGGCCTGGACAAGGCGCGCAACGCGGCCGAGTTGATCGGCTGCGGTGTGGCCTACCCCACGGGCATTGAAGGCAGCGACTGGGCTGATTTCCTCAAGGAACTTGGCGAAGGCTCGCCGCGGAAGCTGGAACGCGCGGTGCTGGCCCAGGCCCGCTACGTGATGGAGCCTGTGCCGTGAGCGGGCCTCGATGCCCCGCGCGGACGCCAAGCAGACACCGGCGCGCGGGACACGACACCTCTACCGGGGGCAAGACGCGGAAGCAGAGGGGCGGGGTGGCGAAGGCAGCGCCCCAGCGTCGAGCGGCTACCGGGTCTATGTGGCTCCAGACGGCACGTAGTGAAGGACTCATCCGGCAGGCTGGGTCCGTCCACCAAACGGCACCAACGAAGAAAGCATTTGGCTGTTTCTCTATGAGCGCTACTACCTCACCTACGCACGCGACGCGCCGGCCGGCAGGGGGCACGCTGTGAAGTGGACCGTCGAACTCCGCGAGCTTGCCGCCGCGCACCGCGCCTTGCTGGCCTTGTGGGCGCAGATCAAGCCGCTGCTGGCCGCCGGCAAGTACCTGATCGTCACCATCAAGACGGACAGCCGCAGCCTGGCGCAGAACCGGCTCATGTGGTCCTGCCTGCGCGACCTGAGCGAGCAGGTGGAGTGGGACGGCGGCAGGTTCGATGAGGAAGGCTGGAAAGACCTCATCACCGCGACGCTCCACGGGCAGCGCGTGGTGCGCGACCTTGAGTGCACGGGCTTGGTGTCGCTGAGCCGCGGCCGGTCCACCAGCGAAATGACTATCGCCGAGATGGTCGAGGTGATCGACTACGCCCACGCCTTTGGCGACCTGCGCGGGGTGAAGTGGAGCAAGACCTCGCTTGGCCGCGACTGGCCCGAATGCACAACTGGTGTGCGCCCGGTGCGCGCGAAGAAGGCGCAGGAGGTGCAGGCGTGAAGCCCGCCTACTACAACGAGTTCGACCCCTACGCGGCGCAATGGCTGCGCAACCTGATCGCCGCTGGCCGAATCGCGCCCGGCGACGTTGACGAACGGAGCATCACCGATGTCCGACCTGACGACCTGCGAGGCTACGGCCAGTGCCACTTCTTCGCCGGCATCGGCGGCTGGAGCGTTGCACTGCGACTCGCCGGCATCCCCGATGACCGACCTGTTTGGACAGGTTCTTGCCCCTGCCAGCCCTTCAGCGCCGCGGGCAAGCAGCGTGGCAGCAACGATGAGCGCCACCTATGGCCTGCGTTCTTCGACCTCATCCGCGAGTGCCGCCCTTCAAGGGTCTTTGGCGAGCAGGTTGCCGGAGCAGCTGGCTACGCCTGGTGGGACCATGTGGCAGCAGACCTGGAAAGCGAAGACTACGCCGCTGCGGCGGCGGATATTGGCGCACACAGCGTCGGCGCGTTCCACATCCGCCAGCGGCTCTACTGGGTGGCCCACGCCGGATGCCAGCGCCTGCAACAGCGCGGGCGACACAACCTGGCAGGACCGGCGGCAGGCGATGAAAGCCAAGCACGGGAACGGCAACGGGTTTGGCTTGACGCTGGGGCAGGCCAGCACGCTGGCATCCTGGGCCACGCCGACCCGCAGCGACCATCAGGGCGCAGCCTCACCGGAAGCGGTGAAGGAATGGGCCAGCCGGGGGCACAACCTGCCCGAGCAGGCGCAGATGGCGGCGTGGGCAACTCCGGGAGCGGGCGACGACCGGGGAGCGAACCCGCGCTGGCAGGAAGCTGCGCAACGACACGCCGCGAAGGGCCAGCACAAGCAAATGGGCCTGCGGGATCAGTGCCGGCTTTCGGCCTGGCCAACACCGCAAGAGCATGTGATCGACGCGAAGAAAAAGCCGCCGATCATGGAGGGTCGCAAAGCGACCGACCCGCAGATTGGGCTGGCGGACGTAGCTGTGCACTTGACCCCTGGGGCGCCGTCGAATGGCTCCAGTGCAGCGACGGCAAGGCCCGGCCAACTCAACCCGGCCTTTTCCCTCTGGTTGATGGGGTACGAGATGGCCGCTTGGCTGTTGGCAGCGCCCTCGGACAAGGCGCAGCCGCGCTCAGCGAAGCCCAAGCGCAGCACCGATTCAGCCGCGTCGGCGTCCTGAAGGGCGCAGGCAACGCCATCGTGCCGCAGGTTGCGGCTGCGTTTGTGAGGGCCGCCGCATGACCGCGGCCCAGGTTCTGTGCATCCCCATGCCCCTGCACATTCACAGCGAGGCCAACGGCAGCCATGGCCACCACATGGCCCGCGCCCGCAAGGTGAAAGCGCAGCGCCAGGCCGTCGCGTGGTGCCTCAAGCCCCACAAGGTGCCGACACTGCCTGCCACCGTGACCCTGGTGCGGATCTCGCCAGGAAAGCTGGACGAGCACGACAACCTGCCGCGCGCTTTCAAGGCCGTGGTCGATGAGCTCGCCAAGTGGATGGGCGTGAAGGACAACGACGCGCGCCTGACATGGCAGTACGCCCAGCGCAGCGAAGGCCGCAGCCGCTACGCCTGCGAGATCGTCATTGAAAGCCGATTCGAGGTGCAGCCGTGACCGAAGACCGCGACACCCTTGCCGCCCGGCTGCTGGCCGAGCACGACGCGGCATGCGCAGAACTGGCAGTTCTGACACCGCGCCAGCGCGAGTGCCTGGGGCTGGTTGCCAAGGGCTACGGCTACAAGCAGGCCGGTGAGGCAATGGGCGTGACGCTGCACGCTGCACGGGCGCACATGCGCCTGGTGTGCCGCGCGCTGGACTGCAACGCGACCGAAGCCATCGTGCTGGCCGCGCAGGCGAGGTGGGTGTGATGGCCGCCTGGCGCACCCCTGGCTTCCAGTTCTACACGCCCGAGATGCGCGCGTGGCTTGGTGGCTACCGGCCCCGCATCGCCGCAGAACTGTGCGCACCTGCTGCTGGCAAGCCCCGCGACGCGGAGGCCGCCGAGCGCCTGCGCGATGCGCGCGAGCGTGGCAGCGATGCGTGGCGCGTGAAGGAGGGCAAGCGGTGAAGTGCGCCGACTGCAAGCGCCTGCTGCGCGCCAAGCCCGCGCTGGAGATCTCCACGCGCGAAGGCGTGCTGCGGTTCGGGCCGGTGTGCGCCAAGCGCTACATCGTGCGCCCCACGCGCACGGCATGGAAGGTGGTCGAGAAGCGCGCCGTGGTGGCGCCGCCGGTGGACCCGAGACAACTCACATTGGAACTTGCATGAGCGTGAAGATTCTGCACGGGGACTGCCGCGAGGTGCTGAAAACGCTGGCCGACAACAGCGTGCACTGTTGCGTTACATCGCCGCCGTACTTTGGCCTGCGCGACTACGGGAACGCCGCACAGATTGGGCTGGAGCCCACGCCCGCCGAGTTCGTGGCTGCGATGGTCGAAGTCTTCCGCGAGGTGCGGCGCGTGCTGCGCGATGACGGCACGCTTTGGCTGAACCTCGGGGACAGCTACGCGGGCGGCGGCGGCGGCAACTACAGCAAAAGCCAGAAGCAGACTGCGCACGGTGAACACATCACCAACGTCCGCAATCGCTCCGATTGGCTTGATGCCGTTGCACTGAAGCCGAAAGACCTCATCGGAATCCCCTGGCGTGTTGCCTTCGCCCTTCAGGCTGACGGCTGGTATCTGCGCCAGGACATCATCTGGCACAAGCCGAACCCGATGCCTGAGAGCGTGCGCGACCGCTGCACCAAGGCACATGAGTACGTGTTCCTGCTGAGCAAGAGCGAACGGTACTTCTACGACCACGCAGCGATGCAAGAGCCCGTGACGCCATCGACGGTCGCGCGGCTTTCGCAGGACGTTGAGGCACAAGCTGGCAGCGAGCGCGTGCCGGGTAAGACCAACGGACCGATGAAAGCCGTGGGCCGCGCGCCTGGCAACGTCAACCCGCCGAAGGGGCAACTTGCCTATGAGGCTGGCGACGAATCGCATCGCACAAAGGGTGGCCTGCTCGCCTACAGCGAGCGGCAGCGCAGCAAGCGCGACAGTTTCAAACGCGATGACAGCAAGCGGGCCGAGGTGATTCCCGGGCAGACGGTGGGGACGCACCGCGCTGACCGCCCTGAAAGTGCATGGGACACCGCCACGCGCAACAAGCGCAGCGTGTGGACCATCGCCACGCAGCCCTTCAGCGAAGCCCACTTCGCCACGATGGCCCCGGAACTGGCCGAGACGTGCATCAAGGCCGGCTGCCCCGAGGGCGGCACGGTGCTGGACCCGTTCGGCGGCGCTGGCACCACGGGCCTCGTGGCCGATCAGCTTCAGCGCAGCGCCGTGCTGTGCGAACTGAACCCGGAATACATCAAGATCGCGCGCCGCCGCATCGCCGCTGACGCCCCGCTTTTCGCCGAGGTGGAGTGATGCTGACCACCCGCAAGCACCCACCCCGCCCGGTCAAGACCGTGGAGCACGTCACCCTGGCGCCGCGCCCCATCGCGCGGGGTAGCGGGCTGCTGGCCCTGGCCATGGCGCTGCCCGAGCCCGAGCCCGTGGTGGAGCGCGTGCCCCTGGCCGACGAGAAGCGCCACATGGGCCGCGTGGCCGCCCTGGGCTGCCTGCTGTGCGGCCAGCCGGCGCAGCTGCACCACGTCCGCGAAGGCCAGGGCATGAGCCAGCGCGCAAGCAACTTCCTCGTGGTGCCGCTGTGCGAGCCCCATCACACCGGCAGCGCCGGCCTTCACGGGCTGGGCAGCCGCGGCTTCGAGCGCCGCTACCGCATGGACGAGATGGACCTGCTGGCCATCGTCATCGCGCGCCTTGGCCACACCGAACCCCCCACCCGCCGCGCTGCGGCATTGATCGAAGGATGAACCACCCCATGAACCGCATCGACTCCCCCCGCACCGACGACAACGCCATCGAGCAGGAGATCAAGGCCAAGGGCCTGACCGCGCCGCGCGTCACGCCGACTGACATCGCCCAGGCCATCACCATGCACGAGTTCGTCAGGCACGTCGCACCGTGCGGGCAGGTGCTGCGGTGGTGCGTCATCACCACGCCGAACGGCTTTGCCGTCACTGGCCGGCCCTCTGTGGCGGTGTCACCCGAGAACGACGACGCGGCCATCGGGGAAAAGGTGGCGTTCGAGAACGCGAAGCAGGAACTGTGGCCGCTGCTGGGCTACGCGCTGAAGGAGAAGCTGGCCGCCGAGGCCCAGCTGGCCGCGAGCATGCCCAAGGCCCCGCCCGGCTGGGAGAACTACACCGGCACGAAGCAGCTGCAGGCCATGCCCATGACGCGCGGCGAATACAACGCCTACCGCGGCTGGGAACTGCCGGCCAACGAGAACGGCGCCGACGCCGGCTACTTGGTCGAGTACATCGACGGCGGCAAGGCCAACGACTCGCGCCACGCGGGCTACATCTCGTGGTCCCCGGCTGACGTGTTCGAGCGCGCCTACAAGCGCATCGGCTGACCCCGCAACCCCACCCCACCCGCAGCATGACCCTACCTGAAGACCGCCCCGACATCGGCGAAAAGTACAGCCGCGCCACGGAGAGCTCGCACCTTGAGGTGACGCCCGATCGCTTCGGCGACGTGGACATGCTCATCGCGTCGGGGTGGACGTCTGACGGCCTGGGAGCGCGGCTGTACCGCCTGCGCATGGAGTGGGACTTCCTGAACCAGCGCGAGCTCGCCGCGGCCAGCCTTTCCACGGCGCACGCCATCAGCATGAACCGGCTGAAAAGCCTGCGCAGCACGATGGACGCGCTGATGGTCTTTGCCCTGCAGCACGCCGCGCGCACCCGCATCACGGCCGGGGACCGCGAGGTGCGCCTGATTGCCGCGCGGGCCCTGGATATGTGGATCTGCCCGAACTGCAAGCACTGCACCGGGCGCGGGTTCACTGGCGGGTTCGGCGTGCCGATGGTGCTGTGCACCGCCTGCGCTGGCACCGGCAAGCGCCCGTTGCGCCTGGGTTCGGTGGAGTCGACCAACCGCTTTGGCTTGTCCCTGATGGGCGTCATGGACCGCAAGACCGAAACCTTCACGGCGCAGATGCGCGAGTTCTTGCGCTACCGCAGCCGGCACGCCGTGGGCCGCGACGAGGCCGGGCGGGACATCGAGCAGCGCCTGAAAACGCTGCGCAGCACTGAGGCGCAGGAGGATTAAGTGAGCGACCCCCTGATGAGCGCTGACGAGATCCGCCGGGTGGCCGGCGGCTACGTGCAGCCGTCGAAGCAACTGGCCGAACTGAAGCGCCAAGGCTTCTGGCGCGCACGCCGCGCCCGGCTGACTGGCGAGGTGATCCTTGAGCGCGCACACTACGAGGCCGTGTGCAGCGGCCAGGATGCGCGCCCCTCGCTGGCGCGACCCGAGCACACGCCCACACTGAGGCCCGCATGACCCGATCATCCGGCCTGCCGCGGCGGGTCTACCTGAAGCACGGCCGCTACTGGTTCGTGGCCGTCGACAACAAGTGGCACAGCCTGACGCGCGAGCGCGAGGGCCTGCCCGCCATGTTCCGCGCGCTGGCCGCCATCACCGAGCAGGCGCGCGCCGGTGACATGATGCCGGCCGTGGTGTCGCGCTGGCTGGAAGAAAAGGCGGCTGCAGGCGATTGGTCCGAAGACACCAAGACCGACATGGACCGGGTGGCCGCCGCCATCTCCAAGCGCTTTCTGGACTTCCGGCCCTACCAAGTCACCACGCCGGTGTGCGCCGAGTACCTCAAGACGTACCTGAAGAAGCCGCGCACCTACAACCTGCACCGCAGCGTGTTGCGCCAGGTGATGGCCGCGGCAGCGCGCGAGGGGCTGCGCGAGGGGCACAACCCCATCGACAACATCCCGCAGCGCAAGCTGGCCAAGCGCGTGCGCATCGTGACGCCGGCCGAGATCGACGCCATGGCCGCGGCGCTGATGAAGGCCAAGCGCGGCGGCCCGGCCCACGTCCGCATGCTCGGGCTGTGCCTGAAGACCGGCCAGCGCATCGGCGACGTGCTGAAGTTCCGCGCCCAGGACTGCACCGACGAGGGCGTGATCGTTGACCAGGGCAAGACCGGGGCCCCGCTGGTGGTGGAGTGGGACGCCGAGCTCAAGGCGCTGGTGGACGAGTGCTTTGCAGGCCGGGACCGCATCGGGTTCCTGCTGGTGCAGAGCACCGGCCAGCCCTACCGCTACTCGGGCGTGCGCAGCGCCTGGGTGCGGGCCATGGAGCGCGCCGGCATCGAAGACCTGCACATCCATGACCTGCGCGGCGAAGCCGGTGCGCGCCTGGCCGACATGCTGGGCCCCTACGCCGCACAGCTGCTGCTGGGCCATGCCAGCGTGAAGATGACCGAGCAGTACATCGCAGGCAAGACGCGCAAGCGCGCCAAGCCCGCGCCCATGAAAAAGAGCGTCTAAGAGACGCCCCAAAACCCGCGCCAATCCTGGCGTACCATGGCCCCCAGGAATTAGACGAATCGCCCGGAAACCCGCGCCAATCCTAGAAACCCCGACTGCCTTCTAAGCAGCAGGTCGGGGGTTCGAGTCCCTCCGGGCAGGCCACATGCACATTTTGGTGATAGCGGTTACTAACGTGTCTAATTTCCGGGGTTCTGTCTAATCTGTGGAGCCTGAAATGAACCGCCGCAACCTACTCAAGACCTTCCTCGCCGCCCCGGCCATCATCCGCAGCGGGGTGCTGATGCCAGTGGTGCCGCTGGTGGCTGCGCCGCTTTCGGGCATCGCGGTGCTGCGTCAGCACGAGATCCTGACGGGCACCGAGGTGCTGCGGCGCCAAGCCATGCTGGATGACCCGCTGGCGTTCCAGGCCGACCGCGTGTGGGTGCAGGACCATGCGGGGCGCAACGTGTACGACTCGGCCAGCGGCCCCATCTTCTACGCCGACCCCAGCCCGCACGTCAGGCGCCTGCAGCAGTCGCATCACGCGGCATTCATGGCTGCTATCGGGGTCCGCGCATGAAGCACAACACCTCCACCCTCACCGGGGCGCTGCTGGATGC